AAACAGAAGTCTAGTTTTTTATAGGATTTTGGCTCGCGACGCCGCAGTCTTGGCGTCCCCCCCCTGGGTACACGCGCGAGACCCAGCCCAAAATGGTGACGTAGCGTGACGGAGGGCCATGTGGCGCAGCGGAGCGGGCCGGTCACCCTGGCAGTTCGGCGTGATCTGCGCCGTCTGCCTGCGGCCGATCGGGCTTGCGCGCTGGCCGCGTCGGCGCTGGCGCTCGCGCGGCTGCTCGATGTCGCCGGGGCCGATGGGGACGTCAGCACGGACAAGCGGCTGGGGTCGTCGGCGCAGGCGGCGCGGGAGCTGCGGGTGACGATGACGGAGCTGCTGAAGGCCGCGCCGAAGGCGAGGAGCGGGATTGATGACCTGCGCGCCCGCCGCGCCGCCCGTGCTGGGTGAGCAGCGCCCGCGGCTGTGCTCGCTGCCGCCGGCGGATGACTGGTCGCAGGGCGGCGACGCGATCGAGCTGGCCGCGCAGGCGGGGCTGAAGCTGGACGAGTGGCAGCGGCACGTGGTGCGGCAGGCGCTGGCGACGCGGGGCGGCAAGTGGGCGGCGTTCGAGGCCGGGCTGATCGTCAGCCGCCAGAACGGCAAGGGCAGCGTGATCGAGGCGCTGGAGCTGGCCGCGCTGTTCCTGTTCGACGGGGTGGAGCTGATCCTGCACAGCGCGCATAAGTTCGACACGGCCGCGGATGCTTTCCGCCGGATTCTGGGGCTTATCGAGAACTCTCCGGACTTTTCGCGGGAAGTGGCGAAGGTGATCCGGTCGCACGGCAGCGAGTCGATTGAGCTGCGGAACGGGCGCAGGTTGCGGTTCATCGCCCGGTCGGCGGGCGCGGGGCGTGGGTTCGCGGCGGACCTGGTGATCCTGGACGAGGCGTTCAACATCAGCGAGGACGCGATGGCGTCGATGCTGCCGACGCTGTCCACGAGGCCGAACCCGCAGGTGTGGTACACCTCCACAGCGGGTGAGCCGACGTCGGTGCAGCTGGGCCGCATCCGGGCGCGGGGCCTGGCTGGGGGCGATTCGTCGCTGGCGTTTTTCGAGTGGTCGGTGGACCCGGACGCCTACGACCCGGCGGACCCGGGGGACTGGGCGCGGGCGAACCCGGGGATGGGGATCAGGATCTCCCCGGAGTACATCGCCCTGGAGCGCGCGTCCCTGGATGCGGGTGCGTTCGCGCGGGAGCGGCTTGGGGTGGGGATGTACCCGACGGATCTGGCGGATGCGTGGCAGGTGATCCCGCGGGAGGACTGGGCCGCTTTGGCGGATCCGGGGTCGGCAGCGGGTGACCCGGTGGCGTTCGGCGCTGAGGTGACCTTGGTGGCGCCGCACAAGCAGATGGCGACCATCTCGGCGGCTGGGCGGCGCGGGGATGGGCGGGTGCATGTGGAGGTGGTGGATCACCGCCAGGATGTGGCGTGGGTGGTCCCCCGCCTTGTGGAGCTTCGCCGGGTGCACCGGCCGTGCGCGGTGGTGGTGGACCCCAGCTCGCATGCGGGGGCGCTGATCGAGGGCCTGGAGAAGGCCGGGGTGGAAGTCGCTAGCCCGTTCAGCGCGCGGGATGCGGCGCAGGCGTTCGGCCAGTTCCGTGACGCGGTGGCGAGCAAGGGGCTGCGGCATCTGGGGCAGGAAGCCCTGGACCGGTCGCTGGCTGGGGCGACGACGCGGCCGTTGTCGGACGCTTTGGCGTGGGACCGGAAGAACCTGGTCGTGGACCTGGGGCCGGTGGTGTCGGCGTCGCTGGCTTTGTGGGGCTGGTCCCGGTACGGCCGGGGGCGTCTCGCACCATATGACCTGCTGAGGAGCGTTGGATGACCACGACGGTGCTGGACCGGGTGCCGGTTGATGAGATCACCGCGCAGGCGCGGGAGGCGCGGTTCTGGCGCACCGTCCTCACGGTCGTCGCCGCTGTCCTGTTCGGCCTGGGCTGGGTGACGGCGCGCGTGTTCGCCGTGTTGTGGCTGGCCGTGTCGTGGTCGTGGGTGGCCGTGCGTGAGGGGTGGCGGGCGTCACATGGCCCGTCGAGGGCTGCCCGGCTGGCGAAGCAGGAAGCGGAGATCCATGACCTGCGCACCCGCCTGGGCCGGTTCGGCGAAGGGTGACCGGTGGGCGTCCTTGACCGGGTGAACGCGGCGCTGGCGGAGTCCAGGTCCGCTGAGACCAGGGTGCTCGGCGGGGTGCCGTGGCGGCCGTGGGACTCGCCGTACTGGCGGTTTGACATCGGCGGTCCCCTGCACCCGTCGAAGGCCGGCGACGCGGGACAGGAATCCGGGCTGCGCCTCGCCCCCCTGTACAGCGCGGTCAGGCTGATCGCGGAGGGCGTGGCGAAACTGCCGGTGCACCAGTACCGGGAGGCGGGGAAACGGACGGTGCGCCTGCCGCCGGGGCAGTTGCTGGCGAAGCCGTCGGTGTACCTGCGCCCGTTTGACTGGAAGCTGACGGGGATGACGTCCGTGCTGCTGCACGGGATGGCGTACGGGCTGATCACCACCCGCGACGGGTACAGCTACCCGACGACGGTGGAGTGGCTGCCGCCGGAGCAGGTGGTGGTGGTGGACTCGCAGCCGTTCAACCCGCTAAACGCCCGGTTCCTGTACGCGGGCCGGGAGGTGCCCCGGGAGGACTTGTTCATCATCCGCGGCCTCACCGTCGCCGGGCAGACCGAAGCGGTGTCGCCGCTGAAGGCGTTCCAGATGCTGATCGAGGCCGGGCACGACGCGATGGCCTACGGGTCCGGCTGGTACCGCTCCGGCGGGTTTCCTCCGGGAACGTTCCAGAACACCGAGTACGAGGTGGAGGACGTCCAGTCGGATGAGATCCGCAAGAAGCTGGTCCGCGCGCAGCAGCGCCGGGAGCCCCTGGTGTTCGGCCGGGACTGGAAGTACACGCCCATAACGGTGCCGCCGGAGCAGGCGCAGTTCATCGAGTCGCAGCGGCTGACCGCCACGCACATCGCCGGGATTTACGGGATACCGCCGGAGCGCATCGGCGGCTCCCGGGGCGACTCGCTGCACTACTCCACGCAGGAGCAGGAGTCCATCTCGCTGATCACCGACTCCTACGACCCGTGGCTGGTGCGGTTCGAGGAGGCCCTGGCGGAGGCGCTGCCGGTGTCGCAGTACGCGGAGTTCGACCGGGACGCCCGGATCAGGCATGACATCACCACCCGGTGGAACGTGTACCGGACGGCGCGGGACATCGGCGGGATGAACGTGGACGAGGTCCGCGACCTGGAGCAGATGGAGCCGATCCCGAAGCCCGTGGACCCCGATGACTACGACGGCACCGACTACACGCCCCTGCAGATCCAGGTGGCAGCAGCGCGCGGGATCAAGGAGATCATCGGCGAGGGCACCGGCGGCGAGGGCGGCACGGGCGGCGTGGAGAGAAACCCGCAGATGGCCGGGCAGCCCGCAGCGCAGCCGATGCGCCCGCAGCCGGTGCCGTCCCCGAACGGGAACGGCAGCCCCCGGCGTGGCTGATTACGCCGATTCATCAAAGAGAGACCAGGAGGTCAGCGGTGGCTGACAGCAGCAAGCCGTACGGCAACGTCACCTATGCCGACCCCAAAAACGGCAAGTACCCGATTGACACCGAAGAGCACATCCGGGCCGCGTGGTCGTACATCAACATGCCGAAGAACGCGTCCCAGTACCCGATGAACGGCGTCACCTTGTCCGAGGTGAAGGACCGCATCCGGGCCGCGATGAAGAAGCTCGGCGCCGACGTGGCTGACAGCGACGATGACGGCGGCCGCTCCTGGCAGGGCATGGACGTGGAACGCCGGTTCACCCCCGGCGCGTGCGAGGTCCGCGCGGCGGCGGAGGGCCAGCGGATCGGCGGGTACGGCGCCGTGTTCGGGAAGCTGTCCCGGAACCTCGGCGGGTTCGTGGAGGTCGTCGGTGCCGGCGCGTTCAACCAGGCCAAGTCCCTCGGCTGGCCGAACGTGGTGGCCCGGTACAACCACGACCCGAACATGGTCCTCGGCACCACCGCGGGGCGCACCCTGGCGCTGCGGACGGACAATGTGGGCCTGGAGTACGAGGTGCTGCCGCCGCAGTCGCGGCAGGACATCCTGGAGCTGGTGGAACGCGGCGACGTGCAGTTCTCCAGCTTCGCGTTCCGGGTGCCGCGCGGCGGCGACGAGTGGTCGGTGACGGACCAGAACTACCCGCTGCGCACCCTGCACGAGGTGCAGCTGGTGGACGTGGCCCCGGTGCTGGACCCCGCCTACCCGGACGCGACCGCCGGGCTGCGGTCGCTGGCGGCGGCGATGGACGCCCCCCTGGACGAAGTGCGGACGATGGCGGCGGCGGATGAGCTGCGACGGTTCTTCGCCCGCACCGATGCGCCGGCGTACCGGCCGCCGAAGCCGAAGGTGCAGGCGACGACGGCGATGATGGCGCTGATGGAGAAGCGCCGCGACCCGTTCACCGGCCAGGGCTGAACAAGCTGAACGACAACTGAATAGCGGGACAGGCAACGCAACCATCCCGCGCACGGCAACCACCCCAACCCCTGAAAGGAACCCGCCGTGAGCGAGGTTGCGAAGCGCCTGCGTGACCGCAGGCTGAACGTGTGGAACGAGGCCCGCGCCATCATCGAGACCGGCGCGGAGGAGAACCGGGAACTGTCCGCCGAAGAGCAGGGCACCTGGCAGCGGCACATGGAAGAACTGGACAACATCGACGCGAAGCTCGAAGGCGTCCTGACGGCGGAGAAGCGCGCCAGGGACACCGACGACGCGTTCAACGCGATCATCGGCAAGGACGTCGACAAGCGCCGCCAGGGCCGCACCGAGCCGTCGCACTCCCAGGCGGCCGGGGACGAGATCCGGGCATGGTTCCGCGGCGACGCCGGGAACCGGCCGCTCGAGGTCAGCCACGACCCGGCGCGGGGCCCGATCTCCTACCGGTCCCTGGTCACCTCGAACGCGGCGTCCGGTGGGAATATTGTTCCTACTGACTTCTACGATCAACTCTTGGCGCATTTGGTGGAAGTTTCAGGTCTACTCCAAGCGGGCCCAACTATTGTAAATACAGCGGGCGGGGAAAGCCTGCAATTCCCGCGCACCACCGCGCACACCACAGCCGCCCTAACAGGGCAAACGTCCTCGATCACCGAGGTTGACCCGCAATTCGGCCTGGTTACTCTGACGGCATTTAAATACGGTGCCTTCCTTCAGGTCAGCCGTGAACTGCTTGACGATTCAGCCGTTGATTTGGTCGGCTACTTGGCCATGTCGGCGGGTCGCGCAATTGGAAATGCGTTCGGCGCGGACCTGGTCACCGGCACCGGCACCAACCAGCCGTCCGGGCTGGTGTCGAACTCCACGCAGGGCGTCGCCGGTGCCACCACCGGCAAGGGCGGCGCCGCGCAGTACGCCGACCTGGTGAACCTCGAATACTCGGTGATCGCCCCCTACCGCCAGTCCCGGTCTTGCTACTGGCTGGCGGCGGACAAGACGATCGGCGGGTTCCGGCTGCTGCTCGACTCGCAGAACCGGCCCATCTGGGAGCCCAGCGTCGTGCTCGGCTCCCCCGACCTGCTGCTGGGCAAGCCGCTGGTCGCCGACCCGTTCGTCCCCGCCGTCGCCACCTCGGCCAAGTCGGTGTTCTTCGGCGACTTCGCCCAGTACGTGGTCCGGCTGGTCGGCCCCGTGCGGTTCGAGCGGTCGGACGACTTCGCGTTCCAGACTGACCTCGTGTCGTTCCGGGCCATCATCCGCGGCGACGGTTCGCTCATCGACCGGACGGGCGCGTGCATGAAGTACTACGTGGGGCCGGCAACTTAGGCCCCTGACCTGCATGTTCCCCGCGCCTGGCTGCCCGCTGGGCGCGGGGAACCCACGGCAGGATGCCATGAAGCCACGAACCAGGGCCGCGGTGCAGGCGTGCGCGGCGGACTGCGGGCACTACGTCGCCCCCGGTCACGCGGTGGTGCGGCGCGGGAAGCGGTGGGTGTGCACCCGGTGCTCGCTGCCCGCCGGGACGCAGTGGGCACCGGCGCGGTGCCGGGCCTGCGGGTCCCCGCTGGGGCAGGGCGCGCGGATCGCGCTGGCGGCCGATGGCCGGTGGTGCCACCAGGAATGCTGCACGGAACGTCCCCTGGCCGTTGCCACGGTGGCGGTGAGCTGACAGAAGGAGAACCATGGCTGACCTGATTTACCACGGTCCCACCGATTCGGCGGACGGCGCCGCCGGGACCGCCCCGGGTGCGCCGATGGCGTACGGCGCGGGTGACCCGTCGCAGGTGACCGGGCAGGACCCGGTGTCGTTCCTGGGCGTCCCGTTCTCCTACAACACGGGCCTCGGCGGCTCCCCGCCGGCCGGGCCGGCCGGGAGTTCCAGCGACCCGACGAACGAGCCGAACCAGTACCCCAGCGAGGGCACATTCACCCACGTCCCGCTCGCCGGCACGGGCCTGCCGGGGTCGGACGGCGCACCGCCGTCCATGATCGAGACGACCGGGAAGACGTTCGCGGTGACGGACCCGAACTACACCGCGGGGGGCCCGGGCGGCAGGTCGGGGGTGCAGCTGGTGGACGCGCCGGTGGCGGTCGGCGGCCACGACGACTCCACGATGGTCGTCGGCCAGTACCCGCCCGCGAAGCCGATCGTCCCGGGCGACTACTACCCGGACCAGTCCGGTTCCGGGCAGGGGAACGTCCTGGTCGGCGGTTACAAGAAGGGGCGCCGGGGATGAGCGGCACGTTCCCGCCGGGCCCGGGGTCGCCGCAGGCGTCCGGCGCCGGGGAGATGACGGTGCTGGACGTTCACCAGGCGGTGGTCCTCAACGAGCCGGAGGTGGACGGCCCGTCGGACTTCGACCGGCCGCAGCCCACCGACGAGGGCGGCAGCGACTCGGGTGGGTGGGTGAAGACCGCCGACTACGACACCGGGTACTACGGCATCGACTCCGGCCCGTGGAAGCAGGTGTGAGGCGTGCAGATCGTGAAGAACCCGGCCCTGGCCCCGTCGGCGATGGAGGGCGGCAACATGGTGGCGACGAACATGATCGCCATGGCGCTGCCCGGGTCCGAGCCGATCACCCCGATGCCCGAAGCGCCGAACCTGCTGGACCCCAACCTGCCGATGCCGAAGATCCCCGCCGACCAGGTCCCCCTGTCCACGCAGGTGGGGAAGTACGGCGGCGTGGGGCTGCCGGCGCGGCCGGCGAACAACTCCGGGGACATCCGCGCGCCCGGCGCGGAGCCGGGGCGAGATGGCGGCGGGTTCACCACGGGCAACCAGCCCGGCGGCAACCAGGGCCACGGCAACCCGGGTGCCGGGTCATCCGGCCCGGATGCGTGGAAGCCGACGATCTCGTTCGGCCCCCCGGCGGATAACCCGTCCGTCACCGGCAGCTAGTGCACCTGCCGTGGCGTGACGTCGCCCCCGGGGACGGCCCCGCCATCAGCACGTCGGTCACTGCCGCGGAAGCCGCTGAGCTGGCGCGCCTCGCGGAGGGCCGCACGGTGCTGGAGGTGGGGTCGGCGTACGGGTACAGCGCGGTGGTGATGGCCCTCACCGGGGCGCAGGTCACCGCCGTGGACCCGCACCACGGGCCGGGGTCCTGCGCGGGGTCCTATGAGGTGATGGCCGCGAACCTGGCCGCGTACGGGGTCACGGAACGGGTGGAGATCATCCGGGAACCGTCGCAGAACGCGCTGCCGTGGCTGGCCCGGGAGGGCCTGGCGTTCGGCCTGGTGTTCATCGACGGCGACCACACCGCTGCCGCGGCCCGGCACGACATCCGGTGGGGCCTGCAGCTGCTGGAACCGGAAGGGACGATCGCCGTGCACGACTACCTGGAGGACTGCTGCTGCCCCGGCGTCCGGGAGGCAGCGGACGGGCTGCTGGAGGGCGGGACGCTGACCGATTCCATGCTGGTGGTGGTCCCGTGAAGGTGCTGGTGACCGGGTCGTCCGGGTTCATCGGCCAGCATGTCACCGCCGAGCTGGAGCGCCGCGGCGGCGTGGTGGTCCCGCTGGACCGGCCGCAGCTGGACATCACGCACGCCCCCGACGTCCGCAAAGCCACATGGGACGCGGACGCGGTGATCAACCTGGCTGGCGCCCTGGGCACCCCGGAACTGTTCGGCAGCGAGGGCCGCGCGGTGCGGGCCAACATCCTCGGCGCGGTCAACGTCTACGATGCCGCGGCAGGGCTGGACATTCCGGTGGTGCAGATCGGCACCGGGCACAAAGGCCAGCCGAACCCGTACGCGATCACCAAGGGGTGCGCGGAAGACCTGGGCCTGGCCCGCGCCCGCTGGTGCGGGGAGAAGATCACCGTGGTCCGCGCCTACCACGTATACGGCGCGGGGCAGCTGCCGGGCCCTCCGCACGGCCCTGCTTCGGTGCACAAGTTCTTCCCCACGTTCGCGTGCCGGGCGCTGACAGGGCTGCCGCTGCAGCTGCACGGCGGTGGCACGCAGCTCATCGACCCCGTGCACGTGGCGGACGTCGCTGAGACGCTCTGTGACGCGATTTCCGGCCCGTACGGGGAAGTGATAGAGGCCGGATGCGGAAAGCCCGTCTCCGTGGCCCTGGTAGCCGCGGACATCGCCGCGGCGGCTGGTACCACGTGGGGGCAGGCAATAGTGGACGGGCGCCCCGGGGAACCGGAGGGCGCGGAGGTGGTCGCAGAAGCCCCCGCGTGCCGTAACCCGTGGCCGCACCTGCTCGCCGAGACCGTGGAGTGGTACCGGGAATGGCTGGCCCGCTCGTCAGCGTGATCACCCCCACCTGGCAGCGCCATGATCTGCTGCTGGACCGGTGCATCCCGTCGGTGGCCGCCCAGGCCTACCGGCACATTGAGCACGTCATCGTCTCGGACGGCCCCGACCAGGAACTGTCCGACCGGGCCGCTAAGGTGCTGGACTCCCGCGGCGGTGACCGGCTGGTGTTCCGCTACCTGGCCGAGCACGACCCGCAGGCGCGGTGGGGGCACTGGGCCCGGTTGCGCGGCCTGGAGCTGGCGCGGGGTGAGCTGATCGCCTACCTCGACGACGACAACGCGTTCCGCCCCGATCACGTCGCCAAACTGGTGACCGCGCTGGAGGACAACCCGGGTGCCGGGTTCGCGTACAGCCAGATCATGATGCACGGCGGCGGGGCCGCGTACGTGGTGGGGGTGCCGCCGCCCGCCTACGGGCAGATCGACACCTCCGCGATCATGCACCGCCGGGAGCTGCTGGAAGCCGCGACGTGGCGGGACGAGGGCCAGGTCACCATCGACTGGGACATCGTCGAGCGGTGGCTGCACGCGGGCACCCGGTGGGCGCACGTGCCCGAGGTGACCGCCGACTACTACTTCGAGTGAGGACGGCCCCTGACGTCACGAGACGGCCGGGATGCCGAGTCGAACGGCGTCCCCGCTCCATAGCCCTGGAAACCGCTAGCGGTCGTGCTCCGCTCGCCGGAAGGGCCGTCCTCGCCATCAGTATCTCACCAGGAAGGATCGGTGCGGGCGCCGGTGAGTAATGCAGCCAGGAGCGTGTGGGGCGTCCATGATTACGTGCCTTCCTACACGATGTCTGTGGGGTCCACGCCGGAGCAGTCCACGTGGGCGCCGGGAGCATCCGGCCCTACTGGCTGCGGTTTAGCTGGTACCGGGTGATCGTCCCCCTGGCCGAGCTTGCCCGGCACGGGTGGGACACGGCGTGGCGGCATGGCGTCCCCCCGCCGGAAGCGTCCGGGTACCGGATCATCACCGCGCAAAGGCTGGACAAGCCGAAGGCCCTGCCGATCTGGCGGCGGCTCCGCGCGTCGCACCGGCTGGTATACGAGACCGACGACGACATTTTCAGCGTGCCGCCGGAGCGGTGGGTGCACGCCACCTACCCGCAGCACATCATGCAGGAGATCGTGCAGCACGCCGCGCAGTGCGCCGACCTGCTCACCGTCTCCACCGAGCCGCTGGCGGAGGTGTACCGCAAGCGGGGCTGCCGCGAGGTGCGGGTGCTGCCGAACTGCCTCCCGCGCGGGGTCGTCGGGATGGCCCGCAACCGGAACCGGCGGAAGCTGGTCGTCGGCTGGGCGGGCGGCGGGTCGCACGAGAAGGACCTGCGGATGATCGCGGAGCCGGTGCGGGACTTCCTCGACGCGCACCCGAAAGCGGAGCTGCACCTGATGGGGTCCGACTTCTCCGACGTGATCGGCCGCAAGGCCAGGTTCACCGAGTGGTCGCCGGCGGACGAAACCCTGGGCTACTACCGGGGCATTGACTTCGGCATCGGCCTCGCCCCGCTGACCGGCACCGCGTTCGACCAGTCGAAGTCGGACATCAAGGTGCTGGAGTACATGGCCCTCGGCATCCCGGTGCTGGCCAGCGACGCGGAACCGTACCGGGGGACGGTGATCGACGGGGTGAACGGGTACCTGATCCGTACTCCCGATGGCTGGGGGCGGCGGCTGCGCGAGCTGGCGAATGACCCGGCGGCGCGGGAGGAGATGGGCGCCAAGGCGATGGCCACCGCCGCGGAGCACACCATCGACGCGAACTGGCACAAGTGGGCCGCTGTTTACGAGGAGCTGCTTTAGATGAAGGTGAAGATGACCCACCACCTGGACACGTCCTGGTTCGAGGGTGAGGACTGGCGGTCCTACCCGCCGGTCGGTGAGGTGCTGGAGACCAACGCCACCCATGCCGCGGACCTGTGCCGGCAGGGGTACGCGGTGCCGGTGGCCGAGGAACGCGCGGCGGAGACCCGGCCAGCGCCGGACGCGGCGGAAAAGCGCGCCGCCAAGGCGCCGAAGCCGGGCTGATGCACTGGCATCACCTCCTCGGCACCGACAGCGGCAACAGCGCGTTCTACCTGTTCTACTCCGGGCTGTTCGGGGTGCTGGTGGTCGGCGGCAGCCTGGGCCTGAACGCGTACGTGACCGCCCGCAAGCACAACTGCCACCAGCCGCGGTGCTGGCGGGTGGGGCACCTGCCGGTGCAGGGCACCCCGTTCGTGGTGTGCCACCGCCACCACCCGTCGCCGCCGGTGAAGGACACGATCCGGGAGCGCTACCACATGTACGCGGGCCGCCGTCCCGGGCCCGGCTGACACCACAACGCTAGGCAGGAAGGACCGCCCCGATGGCAATTGGCCGCTACTACGTGGTCAGCGTGTTCGACACCTCCACCCCCCTGGGCACGGGCGGCACGGTCACCACGACCTCCCCGACCGCGATCCTGTGCGGGACGACCCTGGCCACCAACGACCTGAACATCTCCGCCGTCCGGGTCGGGGTGCTCGGCGCGGCGTCGTTCCCGTCGAACGCGTCGATCATCGCCAGCCTGAACATCGCCACGACCACGGTCACCGGCGGGCAGACCGCCACCCCGCGGCTGCTGGCCGGGTCGTCGTCGCCGGGCGCGCAGTCCACGTGGAAAACCGCCGGGGGCACGTCGGCGGCGGCGCTGGCGTCCCTCGTCCAGTCCACCTACCTGTGGTCCCAGGAGATCCCGTTCACCGCCGGCGCGAACTGGGGCGAGTGGTTCACCCCAGGGTTCGAGATCAACGTCCCGGCGTCGACGCAGGTGGCCCTGTACATCCAGGCGTCGTCGGCGGGCACCGCGACGACGTTCTCCGGCGAGATTGAGTACAGCGAGTAATGGCCGGCTGGGCTTACGCGAACCTGCTCAACTCGGGCGCGCCGTGGCAGACCACGCAGGGCACCACGCTGAGCACCGCCACCACCGCGACGATCAGCCCGCAGGCGACCGGCCCCCAGGACTTCGTCTTGCCGGGGCAGCAGCTCGGCGGTGGCTTGCAGTGGTATCAGGGCATGTCCTTCATGATCGAGGCGCACGGAGTGATCGCCTCCGGCGGCACCACCTCAAACCTGACAGTGTTCCTCGCGGCCGGCGTGTCCGCCACCCTTGGCACCACCCTCTCGACCACGGCCGCGATAGCCCTGGGCACCGGAGCGCTGTCCTCACTGAACTGGCACCTATGGGCTCAGGTCGATTGCGTTGGCCTGCGCACCGACGCCAACCCGTTCCTGACCTGCGAGGGCAGCCTGGTTATGGGCATCACTTCAGCCGCTCCCGCCCTGAGCACCGCGAATGGGCTGATCGTGGGCCTGCCGTTCACCAACACCAACGGATCGGTGCTTTCCCCCTACACGACCCAGACCGCGATTGGGCTGCGGGCCACCCTGTCGGCCGCGTTCGGCTCCATCCAGTGCAACCGGTTCAAGATCTTCCAGCTTAACTAAGGGGGGCTATGGGCTCCCCGCTGCCGCCCTGGCTAGCCGGCCCCCCCGGGCCGCCGGGACCGCCGCTTGTCACGCCGCAGCCGGCGCCCCCGGGCCCCTACACCGTCGCTTACGGGGCGGGCGCCAGCGGCACCTCGGTCCTGACCGAGACCCTGATCCAGAGCGTGGCGCGCGGCGACACCATCGTGGTCGCCGCCATCACGAACTCGCTGACCGCGCCCGCGATCTCGGTCGCCGACTCCCAGGGCAACTCCTACCAGCAGGCCCAGATAGACACCGGCCGCCTGCCCGGCCCGGCGGTTTTCATCGCCGAGAACTGCGCGCCGATGACCCGGTCGGTGGACACGGTCTCGGTCACCTACGCCGCCGGCGGCGGCGCGAAGGCGATGATCGCCCGGGGCTGCGCGGGCATGGCGCCCGTGTTCGCCCTCGACCAGGTCGCGCCCAGCACCGGCGGGGGAAACAACGCCTCCCCGGTCAACTCGGTCCCCGCCCTGGGCGCGGCCGGGGAATGGGTCATCGCCGTCCTGGGCAACGGGTCGTCCGGCGGCGTGCCCGCCCAGGCCGGGTGGACCGGGGGCGTCTCCCCGGCCCTGACCGTCGCCAGCGCCGGCCCTTACCTGACCCTGGCCGACGCGATCGTCCAGGGGACCGCCCCAGTCACGGCCGGGGCGTCGATCAGCGCCACCAACTGGGTGATGCTGCTGATCACCGTCAGCCCGGTCCCGATGCTCAACCCGCTGTCCGGGCTGGCGCCGCCGGGGCTGATCCCGCCGCTGGCCTGGCAGTCGCTTCCTTTCCCCGACACCATGCAGGGGCCGCCGGGCATCCCGGCGCCGGCGCCGCCGCTGCCACAGCCCGTGGCGGCCAGGGGCAGGGATCTGCCCCCCCGCGGCCGCGCGGCCTGGCGCGCCGGCACCCGCGCCCAGCTCGGCCCCCCGGTCACCCCCCTCCAGGGCCCGGTGGCCGCGCGCCGGCCCGGGCCGTACCGCGACGGTTCCGTCCAGCGCAACCCCGGCATCCGCGCCCAGCTGGGGGCGCCCCTCACCCCGCTCCGCGGGCCGGTTACCGCCCGGCCGCCGCCGCCGCCTCATGGCCGCGCCGCGACCCGGGCGGGCACCCGCGCTCAGCTAGGCCCCCCGGTCACCCCCCCGCGCGGCCCGGTGGCCGCGCGCCGGCCCAGCCAGCTGGCGGGCGGCCGGTGCCGGTGGGACGCGGGCACCTTCACGGCCGCCGCGCCCCAGGCCGGGCCGCCCGTCTACCCCCTGCGCGGCCCAGTCCGCAGCCGCCCGCAGCCGCCGCCGCGCGGCCGGTGCCAGCGCAACCCCGGCATCCGCGCCCAGCTCGGCCCCCCGGTCACCCCCCTCCAGGGCCCGGTGGCGGCGCGCCGGCCGGGGCCGTACCGCGACGGCCGCGCCGCCAGCCTGCGCGGCGCCTACGGGCAGCTGGGCCCCCCGCTCACCCCCCTCCAGGGGCCCGTGCGCGCCCGGTACCCGGGGCCGTTCCGCGCCGGCCGGTGCGTCGTCACGTTCACCTACCGGGCGGCCATCCCGCCGCCGTCGTTCGCCGTGGCGCGCGGCACCCCATCCGTCACCGACCCGCGCGACGGGACCGCCACCGTCACCGACCCGCGCGACGGCACCCGGTCGGTCACGCCCCTGGCCACGTCCGCCGCCACCGTCGCCGACCCGCGCGACGGGACCGCCACCGTCACCGACCCCGCAACCTCGTCCCCGGGAGTCTCGTGAGCGCCACCGTCTTCTTCGCCGACCCCGACGAGTTCGCCACCCTGCAGAACATTTTCAAGGTCAGCGGCGTCCCCACCGACCCCACCGTCGTGACCCTCACCATTACTGACCCCACCGGGGCGCAAACCACGCCCTCCACCACGCACGTCTCCACCGGCACGTTCACCGCGAACGTGGCGTGCACGATCGCCGGCGTGTGGACGTACCTGTGGGAAGGCACCGGGGTCGCCACCGACGCGGTCGCCGGCACGTGGACCGTCGGCCCGACCGCCCTCAACCAGAACTACTGCACCGTCGAGGAGCTGAAGTCCCGGCTCGGCATCCCCGACGCCTCCGACGATTTCGAGCTGGGCCTCGCCGCCGCGGGGGCGTCCCGCGCCGTGGACGAGATCACCGGCCGGTACTTCTGGCGCGGCACCGACACCCGCACCTATATCCCCGAGTCGATCTCCCGCCAGTCCTTGGACGACCTGGTGTCCGTCACGTCGTTCAAGGTGGACCGGGACGGCGACGGGGTGTTCGAGGAAACCTGGACGCAGGGCACCGACTACGCCCTTGAGGTGGCACCGGGGAAGTACAACGTGTCCGGCAAGGGCGAGCAGTGGCCCTACACCGGCGCCGTGGTGATCACCGGGGGGAAGCTGTTCCCGTTCACCTGGATGTGGTCCCACCTGGACCGGGTGCAGGTTACCGGCGTGTACGGGTGGCCGGCGGTGCCGCTGAACGTCAAGAACGCGTCCCTGGTCATCGGCGCGCAGCTGTTCCGCATGAAAGATTCCGTTTTCGGGGTCGCCGGGTTCGGCGAGTTCGGGGTGGTGCGGATCCAGTCGAACCCGCAGGTGATGTGGCTGCTGCGCCGGTACATCACCGGGCAGCGGATCGGCGTCTGACGTGCCGCAGCCCGACTTCCCCACGGTGCGGCAGGCGATCGCCGCCTACCTGACCAGCAGCATCGGGCTGCGGGCGACGGCGAACCGGTTCGGCGCGGTGAACCCGCCGATGGCCGTGGTCGCCCCGCAAACCGGGTCGGTGATCCGGTACGCGGTCACCATGGACGGCGAAACCGACTACACCCTGCGGGCGGTCATCCTCGTATCCGAGGGCGACTCCGCCAGCGGGCAGGACATCCTCGACCAGTACCTGTCCCCGGTGGGGGCCCTGTCCGTCCACGCGGCCGTGCAGAAGGACCCGACGCTCGGCGGCCAGGTGTCGTACTGCGCGGTCATCGAGGCCACCGGGTACGGCTTGATGAACTGGAACGGCGTGGACTTCCTGGCCTGCTCACTGATCCTCAACGTGGGCACCTGACGTGCGGTGGCTCGTCGGCCACCCGGGCCCATCGTTCAGCGTCGCCGACGTCCACACCGGGTGGGTCGAGGCGCTCCGCGCGCTCGGCGAGGACGTCTACACGTTCAACCTCGACGACCGGCTCCTCTTCTACGACTCCACGATGATCAAAGTCGGGGAGAACGCGGACGGCGGCGACGTGTTCCGCAAGGCGGTCACCCGGGAGCAGGCGGTGAACCTCGCCGCGCACGGCATCCTCGGCGCCCTGTACCAGGTGTGGCCGGACGTGGTGTTCCTGGTGTCGGCGTTCTTCATGCCACCCGGGCTGCTGGACATGATGCGCGGCCGCGGCCACAAGGTGGTCCTGCTGCACACTGAGGCGCCGTACCAGGACGACGAGCAGCTGGCCCGGGCGGCGTGCGCGGACCTGAGCCTGGTGAACGACCCGGTGAACCTCGCCGCCTACCGGGAACTGGGGCCGGCGGAGTACATGCCGCACGCCTACCGCCCGGAGGCGCACTACCCGGCGCCGGGGGCGGCGAAGCTGTGGGACCTGTCGTTCGTCGGCACCGGGTTCCCGTCGCGGGTCAAGTTCTTTGAGCGGATGGCGCTGGACGGCCTGGACGTGCGCCTCGCCGGCCCGTGGTTCCAGCTTGACGAGGACTCGCCGTTGCGCGTCTACGCCGACCCGGACCCGGAAGGCTGCGTCGGCAACGAGGAAACCGCGGACATCTACCGCCAGTCCAGGACGGGGATCAACTTTTACCGCCGGGAGTCCGAGGACGCCCACGCGGGTGAGGGCTGGGCGTGCGGCCCCAGGGAGATCGAACTCGCGGCGTGCGGACTCTGGTTCGCCCGCGACCCGCGCCCGGAGTCCGATGAGCTGTTCCCGATGCTGCCCGCGTTCACCTCGCCGGAGGAGGCGGGGGAACTGGTCCGGTGGGCGCTGGCCCACCCGGAGGACAGGGAAGAGGCGGCGGCGAAAGCCAGGGCGGCGATCGCTGACCGGACGTTCAGCAACCATGCCAGGAAGCTCCTGGCCTTGCTCGGCAACTTAGGAGAAGGCAGTGGTCAGACACCACGGGCGGAACGGCTCGGTTTACCTGTCGGTCACCAACGGCGCGGCGGCGTCACCGTGCGCGTTCCAGGCGTCGTGGACCCTGAACCGGGTTGTCAACAAGCAGGACGTCACCGCCTTCGGTGACGGGAACCTCGTCTATGTGGCCGGCCTGCCGGACGCGTCCGGGGACTTCGGCGGGTTCTGGGACGACGCGACCGCGCAAACCTACACCGCGTCCACCGACGGCCTGTCCCGGAACCTGTACCTGTACCCGGACATCACCAACTCGCCCAACGCGTACTTCTTCGGCACGGTGCTGCCGGACTTCAGCATCGACGGCGCGGTGGCCGGCGCTGTCAATTTCAAATCGACGTGGAACGCGGCGTCGCGGATCTGGCAGTACAACCCGGCGCTCGGCGGCGTGGTCTAACCGGTGATGCCGATAGCGGCGCAGTCCTGGTAGACACGCTCCGACGCGGCGTGAACGTCACGGCCGGCTTTCCCCGCCTGGTACATGGCCGCGAGGTCGGCATGCAGTTTCCCGGTGCCTTCCGACTGGGTGACGTCGACGGCGATGCCGGCTTCGGCCTGGAACGCGTCGGCGAGCGTGGGTGTGGTGATGCCGCGTATCCAGGCGCGCTGCTTCATGTAGTGGTGGCAGACGAGCGCCTGGTCCGCGGCGTTGCCGGTGGCCCGCGCGGCGTCCGCCGCTGACATCGGCGCGCCACCACCACCGCACCCGGCGAGCAGCGCGGCGGCCGTGAGCGCCGCCGCCACGATGATCCCCCTCATGGCCCGCACTGTAGCCCAGGAGTTCCATGGCTGTCACCACGGACGCCGCCGCGCAAGACCTCGCCGTCCTGGCCCGGAACCTGCGCGACGCCGGGGAGACGGGCTTGCGCCGGGAACTGCAGGCGGCGATCAGGCACGCCGCCGCCACGATCCCGCCGGTGGTCCGGGCTGAGCTGCCGGAGCGCCTGCCTGCTCGGTACGCGGCCGTGCTGGAACCGGACCTGGACATGGGCTCCAGCACCCGCACCACCGGCACGGAGATCGGGGTGAGCGTGTACGCGCGGCCAGGCGGCCGGAAGAAGCGCAAACTGCCGCGCCTGGACCTGGGCATCCTGTGGCACCCGGTGTTCGGCGACTACCTCGTCCCCCGGCGGCTGTGGGAGTGGGCGGAGCAGGGCCTCCCGTCGGTGCGGCCGGGGTTCTTCTCCGGCCCGGTGGAGGACGCGGCGCCGCGGGTGCGCGCGGACATGATCGCCGCCATCGACCGCGTCGACGGCGAACTGTGGAGAGGCGTCTGAATGGCGAAGATCAACCTGAACGGTGAGTGGTTCGACTTCGACTTCGACCATAAGCCCATGTCGGAGGCGCTGGCGCTGGAGAAGGCCACCGGGCAGCGGTACGCCGACTGGGAGACGGAGCTGGGTGCCGGGTCGATGGCCGCGATGTGCGGGCTGGTGTGGCTGATCTGGCGCCGCGACGGCCGCGAGGTCCCGCTGGAACAGATCATGGACGGCACTATCGAGGTGGACCTGGGGCCGCTGCTGGCCTCGCTGGAAGCGCTCGCGGCGAAAGCGAGAGCGGAGGACCCTACGCTGTCCGGGACCGCCCCGGATCGCACTCTCACGACGCGCACCGGTACCTCGCCGCGTTCGCCGAGGTCTACCACATCCGCCCCTGGGAAATCGGCCTCCTGACCGTGGCGCAGTTCGAGGCGCTGATCGACGCCATCGAGGAGCGTAACTCGCGTGGCCAATGAGATCCGCATCCCGATCATCGGCGAGGACCGCGCGTCGGGGCCAATGCGCGAGGTGGGCCGGTCGGCGGACGTCGCCGCGCTGGGCGCGCGGCGGCTGGCGGACGCGCTGGAGGCGCAGAAGCGGGCGGCGAACGCCGCGGCGGACGCGGACCTGAAAGTCGCCAAGGCGAACACGATCCTGGCCATCACCGAGCGCCGGTACCAGGCTGAGCGTGTCGCGGTGGCGCAGAAGCTGCAACGGTCCCTCGATGACGCGGCACGGAGCCGCCGCCAGTGGGGCCGGGCGTTTTACTCCGGTGCCGCGTTCCGCGGTTTGTTCGGCGGCGGCGGCGGGGGTGCCGCGGCGGCCGGGGAAGCGGCGGCGGCGGCGGGGGCACCCGCGGCGGCCGGCGGTGGTGGCGGCCTCCTGGACCTCCTGGGCTCACCGGCGGGCATCGGCGCCATCGCTGGTGCCGCCGGGCCGGCGGCCAGCCTGATCGACGTCCTTCTCGGGCAGGGCCTGGGCACCGCCGGGGCGGCGGCCGGGGGCGGCCTGGTGGCCGCGTTCCGGCCCTCGCAGCTAGCGCCGGCGATATCGAACATCAAGCGCACCCTGTCCACCGTCGCCACGGTCATCGGCCCGTCCGTGGGCCTGATCTTCGCCCAGTTCGGGAAGACCTTCCAGGGCCTCGCCCCGATCCTGGAGAAGTTTTTCGTCGCCACGCTGCCATTTATGAAGCAATTTTTCACCCTTGCTGCTATTGCGGCGAAAACCATTCTTCCGGCGATGACACAGGCGCTAGTGGCGCTGGTGAAGTCCGGGGCGCTAACGGCGATGACGCAGGGGTTCGTTTACATCATCCAGGGCATCGCCGGGTTCATCAAGGCGCTGGGCCCCGGGATGAAGGCGGGGGCCGAAATCTTCCGCGCCGCCGCGATAGGGATCAAATACATCCTGGGCGGCCTCGGATTTACCCTCGGCTGGCTCGGGAAGCTGACCGGCCTCTACTACTCTCTCGTTCACAAATATTGGGATCTCATCCGCCACGAGACCGCGGTCGCCTTCGACGCGGTCCGCCATGACATCGCCGCGTTCTTCGACGCGGCCATCACCCTGGCTGACCAGTGGCGGCACGGGTGGGCGCACATCTGGGACACGATCTACTCCGACACGATCGGCGTGGTGATCCGCGGCGACAAGGCCATCATCAGCTGGTTCCAGAAGCTGCCCGGGCAGGTGATCGGGGCGCTGCGCGGCCTCGGGCACATGCTGTACGGGTTCGCGCGCGCCGCGCTGAACGAGATGTGGTCCGGGTTCAAGGCCATCGGCGGGACGATCATCGGCTGGATCGGGAACTTCGCCAAGTCGATCTGGAACAAGGTCAAGTCCTTCTTCGGCATCGCGTCCCCGTCGTCGCTGTTCTACGACATCGGCAAGAACCTGATGCTGGGCCTCTTCCACGGCATCAGGGACCACGCGCAGCACGCGGTCAGCGCCGCGGCCGGAGCCGCGGGGGCGGTGTCGGGGTCCGCGGGGGCGGCGCAAAGGTACGCGCGGGGCCTCCTCAGCGCGTACGGGTGGGGCGGTCAGTGGGCCGCGCTCAACGCCGTCGCCATGCGGGAAAGCGGCTGGTCCCTCACGGCGCGCAATCCCTCATCCGGGGCGTACGGCATTGCCCAGTTCATCAACGGACCGTCGGAGTACTACCAGTACGGGGGGAACCCGAACACGGTCTCCGGCCAGGTGATCGCGTTCTTCAACTACATCCGGCAGCGGTACGGCAACCCGGGCGCCGCGTGGCAGCACGAGCTGAACTTCGGGTGGTACGACAAGGGCGGCTGGCTGCCCCCGGGCCTGTCGCTCGCCTACAACGCCACCGGCCGCCCCGAACAGGTGCTGCCCCGCGGGGCATCCTCGGGCCCGCTGATGATCCGCCTGGAGATCGCCGGGGGCGCCGGAGGCGCGGAAGCCGAGTTCATCGCCGCCCTGATCCGCAAATACGTCCGCGTCCGCGGCGGCAACGTCCAGACAGTGTTCGGAAGGGCCTGATGGCAGACAACGACGACCACGACGACACCGCGCCTGACCCCGCCGACGTCGAGGTGACCTGCGCCGGCGGCGTGGAGCTTCCGCGGATAGGAGCCACGAATGGCGATTAGAGGCAACCTCTGTACGTCTTGCCTTGCACGATGAAGCTGATCGCCATTTGGCTGACCCCGTACTCGCGGGCGAGGTCAGCCTGCGACGGCTTCTGTCCACGTATCCAGCGCTCGCGGATCTCAGCCGCCTGCTCATAGGTGAGCTTGGCCCTGTGCCGGTTGACGGCACTTCGCCCGCGCTGCGCTCTTTCCTGCGCATTCTTCGCGGTTGTGCCCTCATGCACGTGTAGCTCAAGGTCAGGGTTGAGCGGGTTGCAGCACAGCCTGTTGTCGCAGCCGTGCAGGCCAAGGGGCATCGGCCAGTGGTCGTGGGTGAGACGGAAAGCAACCCTGTGAGCGGTCTGGAAGCGGCCTTGCTCAAGCCCCAGCTCGCCGATGCGCAGCCAGAAAAACCCGTAGCCGTTGCTGACCGCTCCTGTCCATGGCCAGCACTGATCGTCGCCGCGGCGGTCCACCCGAGACCAGAACCGCTCTTCGAGCGGCACGTCAGGAATGCGCGTTCTCATGTGCTTAATAATACCCCATTTATGCCATGATGGCTGCTACTCTGTGTTAGGAGTAAGCGACTGTGAGTAACAATCCCACGGTCTACGACGCGGCGGCGATCACCACGGTGAACGCGTTCACCGGGACGCTGAACAGCGGGTTCATCAAGATTTACACCGGCGCCCAGCCGGCGCTGAACGGCGCGGTGACCGGCACCCTGCTGGCCACGCTGACGTTTTCCGCGACGGCGTTCCCGGCGGCGGTGGCGTCCGGCGGGACGGTGACCGCCACGGCCAACGCGATCACGTCGGGGTCGGCGGGGAACACGGGCACCGCCGGGTACCACGCCCTGCTTCAGTCGAACGGCACCACCGTGGTCGCCACGGGGACGGTGGGCCTGTCCGGCGCGGACCTGAACTTGAACACGCTGTCGATCACGTCGGGCAACACCGTGTCCTGTTCCAGTTACCTGGTGACAATGCTGGAGACCTGATGACGTCGGTCGCCCTGACGTCCACGTACGCCACGGCGGGGTCGTGGACGTTCACGTGCCCCGCCGGCGTCAC